GGAAATAGTTTTTCTTCAATCATCTTGACGATTGCATCATCAACATCATTGTCTGACTTTTGTGCAAGATCTTTTAAAAGATTCAAAGCAGCTTTGCGAAGAGATTCAGATTTACCAAATCTGATAAACAAATTGATTAAAAATTTAGACATAAGTTTGTATGTTCTTTTCCAAACATACCAAAGATTAACGATTCTGACCTTCTATACGACTTACGGCTTTTTCTAACTGATTGATTCGGTTAAATATTTCTCTTATATCTCTTTCTCGTCTATTACTTATATTAGATAACACCATAAGGAAAGCTGTAGCTGCTGCTCCTATTAAAGCTGCGTGTACCTCTGGCATTGATTTAAGCTATATTTATGTATAGTATGACTAATAAAACTTAGTTATGGCAGAAGAAGTCAAAAAAAATCCTCTCCAGAAACTGAAGGAAAACATTACTGACAAGGAGGAACAATTAGCTTTCATCTCAGTTGTAGTAAGGCTTGTTGTTGTTGCTTGGAGTGGATTTATAGTTTCTCTAAACTACATTTCTATTCCAGGATATAGTAACGAACCCAAGGACATCACGTTTCCTGCCAGCTTGCTGACGGGAGCACTTGCCAGTTTCGGATTGGAAGGAGCTAAGAAAAGAGGTGATGGTACATTTAAACCAGAAGATAAACCACTAAACAAAAAAGAAGTAGAAGCGTTACTAGCATCACAGTCAGGAGGTTATCAAACAATTAGAATAGAAACACCCATCAAGATTCTTGGTGCGGAAGTTGTTGATCGTGACCGCACACCACCTAAAAAATGAAAAAACTAATCCCACTTTTACTATTAGCAACAACACCTGTCTACGCTAATATCAAACAGGAATTTGTAACCTCTGCACAAATATCCATAGACTCGCCTTATGTAATTACAAATGCTGCACCATCGAGTTACAGCATAAGCGGAAACAATATTACAACTTCTACAGGAACAGGAGATAGTGTGGTTACAAATGCAATAGGTGGTTTAAATCTTGGTAGTTTTGGTAGTAATGGAGCACCAAACGCAATACACACAAATAAAACAGTAACAACTGCTGGCTCTGCTTTTTCTCTCAGCGAAAGTTATCAAGCTGGAGATGGATCTCAAAGTGCAATCACTCCTTCTAGCGGAATAGCAAGCCTCCCCGTGCTTGGTGGTACAACTACTGTTATCTCAGGAGGCACTGCTGGTAATCTTGCTTTAACTTCAGTTTCATCAGGAATACATACTTGTACAGCAGGAGGTAGCGGAACAAGTTGTATTGGTTCTACTACTGTTCGTATTACGATTGACTAGACTTTGGCTCTTAGTTTTATTAGCATTACCTGTAAGGACATTAGCAGTCCCCGTAGTGCCTCAGTTCCGATCTGGAAGTTCTCAAACTTCAAGCACTTCAGAATCTGTAGTGAATGAGGTAATAACTAGCCATCAATATCGGACAGGGTATTCCTATTCTGCATCAGGACACAACATTGAATCATCAGATCTTAACGGATACATTAATCCTACGGCTACAACTCTTACAGAACAAACAGTTGGAGGGGTAAGTTTTAGTTGGACTTCACCAAACTTAGAAGCAGTTCCAAGGTGGAAAGTGGTAACTCCAGGATCGGCCTTTTCTCTTCAAGAAACTCTAATAACTCCAGGATTAGACACAGTAACCACAATAACAAGAACAATAAACACAACAACCACAGTAGAAACTACAACTACATTTGGGCAATAGCTTTACTTTTCTGTCCTACAAAGGCTTTTGCTAATACCACAGTCGCATCGCCATCGTCAAATGCACAAGGGGTAGTAAATAATAATGCCACCATGATAACCCCATCATCAATGCCTTCTTTTCGTATGAGTCAAGGTATTGTCTGTGCATCCCCTAGCCTTACAATCACTCCTTATGTAACTGATTCTCATACATTTTCTTTACCTAGAGAAACTGTTACCAGACAAAATATCTATGATGAGACCACTGGAGAAATATTATATGTACAAGAAACTCCTAGATTTGAGAAGGAAAATTTTAATTTAAATTATGGCATCTCGGCTCAAATAAACATACCATTGGGAAAGTCACCAGCCCTTTGTCACGAAGCAAGTGCAGTAAATATTGAAGCTCAAAAGTTATTGATAAAGAAAACTAAAATGGAAATTAGTTTATATCGTTTAGAAATGTGTGCAAAACAGGCGAAATTAGGTGTTACTTTCAAACCTAATACTCCCAGTGCTGTTACTTGTGAAGATATTGTTGTTAATATTCCACCAAATCAAGTTATCCCACATACTCACAAATTAAAAAGCAACTGACGCTCCGACAGAGCAGTGGCAGGAGATGTATCAGTCAGTCCGTTAGGATTGATTGCCATTTAAGGACATAGACAATCTCAGTTCAAAGAACCTAACATACCATTCACAAAGCATGATGTTGGGTCTGGTTGCTTGTATATCATTTTAACATAAAAAAGGCAGTAGACAAGCACGGTTAGACTTGTCTACCTAGACGCCCTATCCATTGCCTTGTCGAATAGGGTTTTTTAATTATACACAATAAAAAGTAGATAAGCCCCTTCCAAGTAACCTATCTACTTAAGCCAAGTCTCACGGCTCTTGTTTATTATATCAAATATTTGTATTTTGTTATATAAATAATATAGATTTGACATATATAAGATATATAACTAATATAAATATATTGTAAACTTAAACTAATGAGCCTTCCTTTTGCAAGATTAAATGATTCAAATAAAACTCAAACTTTTGAATCTGGCATTACATTTTCTATAGAAGATATAGATAGAGAACTAGCTAAAAAATATTTAGCTATGAATTTTGAAAATAATAGACGACCAGCACCTAGAGCTATTTCTAACATGGTTGAAAGTATGAAAAATGGTGATTTTCATTTGAGTTGGGATTGTTTAGCTTTTAGCGATGAAAATGTTTTAGTTAATGGACAGCATCGTTTAAATGCAATTATTCAATCTGACATAACTTGTAAATTTTTTGTGATTCGTGGTATTCCACATGAAACAATAAAATGTTTTGATACAGGAAACAAAAGAAAACAAGCAGACAGAATTGCTGTTGCAGGAACTCCCATGCACCCTAAGGCTTGTGCCATAATTAAATTAGCTCTGACAGATTATAAATCAAAATTTAGTGGTCTTGAATCAAGATATGGATATCAAAGATATGACGATTTTATTGCTGAACTATACAAAAAACATAGTGAATATTTTGAAAAATTAGAAGCTGATGGTTATTTTAAACCTAAGTATATAAATAATACTGTTGCGACTGCATTTAAAATATATCTAGAAATAGTTGTAGGTAAATTTAAATATTCAAAAGATGAATTACCTTATGATATGAGTGCATATGACAGAAGTGTTCTATGGATTGAACTCGTTACTAATGGATATTCCAATAATACAAATTGGAATCCAACTATAGATATGGCTCCAATAAAATTAAAAGAATATTTAATAAAAAGAAGAGAAAGAAATGAAACAATGTATGGTCTTGTTGCTTATAAATATTATTTAGTTGCTGCAAATTATTTTATGAGAGGCAAGATGACTGCTGGATTTAGAATTGACAATGTAAAAAATGATCCTTTTTCTAACTTTATAAATCTAAATTCAACAAACGGTAAAGAATAGTTATTTATTATCTTTTTTCTTTGTAAGTTTCTTTACGATATTTTTGATAGCTGGTTTGATTAGATTGAGAATAAGAGGGCTACTCGCAGCCACAAGGCCAATAACAGCAGTAGAAACAATAGTGCTCGGTTCTGGGATGTATTGATCCACAAAAGGAACGTCTTCATATAGAGTGATGCACTCAACCCCATCATCTCCTCTTTTATGACCAATGACACGTTCCAATCGTTTTTCGTTACGAAAATCCCCAACTCTCTGATCTTTTTTACCAGGACAGGGTTCTAATTCGATAACTTCATCTTTTGGTATTTCTGGTATATTCTGTTGCTTTGTCTCTGGTAAGGGTGGGGTTTCATTATTAACAGGAACTTCTTCTGTAATGACAAGATTCTCAGGTGTATAGTCAAGAGGTACAAAACTAGGAAATGCGAAGTCACACGTTGTATATACACCATTAGGATCATCCAATAACAAATTACGATTACCTGTATTCTTTATATCTCGATGTTGATAAGTACAACCAGGAACATCAATATCAGGTGGTTTTGCTATGTCAACATAATATTGACTATATGGCTCTGGAACGTCTGGAATATATATCTCTCGAATTTGAATATCAGGTATTTCAATCGTAGGCATCTCTAGGAAGGTAAACTTCTACGAAAGAATAACATTTAGGACAGGAAAGATTAGTTACCATACTGTATTCTCCAGACATTATTGGGTGATCTTCTCCATCTAAACTATGATCTCCACCCCAGATCAGTTCAGTTTTACAATGCCAACAGTTCATTTTTTAAGAAAAGGAATAGATTCGCCTGTTTGACTTGGTAAAGCATTATTTAATACTTTTGGCATCATTCCTTGTACACCAACAAGAACTTTGTTCATCATTTTTGTCTGAAACTGTTCTGAAGTTACATACTTGTAACCAAAGTATCCTCCTCCAATAACAGAAGTTACCATTACAAATGAGACAATACTCAAAATGTTTGCGATTTTTTGAAACATGGTCAAAGAATTACTTAATAAAATGGTAGCACCACTTACTCTGATGGTGCTGTTGCTTCTTGTGGGGTTGATGCCTCTGTATCTGATGGCTGGCTTGCTTCGGATGTCTCTTGAATCTCAAGAATCTGCTGTTCAAGAATCTTCATCGCACCGTTAACTTCATGCAAGGCAATAGTAAGGTTTTGCCTTTCGACAGCAAGTTGCTGTAATCTTTCTTGTAAATTCATAATTTAGTAGAGTTTTTTACCAGCAGTAATAGCAGCATCTATGTCTGTAAAAGATTCTGATGTCCAGATAGATGTTGTTCCATCAGTTTTTTTGTATGCCTTGATAATTTCAAGATGCTCTACATTTCTCTGAATCATTTCCTTCCACTCAGCTTCAGTATCAGCAGACTCTGTTCTTGTTGTATAAGCTGAATAGCTTGCATCTGCATTAATTAAAGTTACGCTATCGCTAGCAGCAGAAAAAATCTTTGCGATTTCGTCAGAAGTTAATTCTTCCATAATTAAAAATTAAGTTACTTTTAGTTTACCCTGCTTCCAGGGCTGTGACTTTTGCAGATAACTCTTGTATTGCTTTTACAAGAACGGGAAATAATCTATTAGGTGCAGCTTCTAATTTATCAGGGTTATCTGCTAATACTAATCTTAAATAATCAACTGATGTAGCTGTTTCAACAGCTTGAAATTCTTGTGCGATAAAACCAGCTTCATAAGTACCATCTTTACCTTGTTTCCCATCTCTAGATGCCCACTTAAATTTTACTGGTCTTACAGCATTTATAAAATCAAGTCCTATCGGTAAATCAATAATTTCAGTTTTATCTCTTTCATCAGATAAAGAACTTATACTTGTATCATTACATCTTAAATCAGCGATAGAACTATTACCTAAAGTAACTGAATTATTTGATGTAGATGAACTGGGTTCTGCATCATATCCAATACAAGTATTATTATGTCCTGTGGTAAGACTGTCACCTGCTAAACCACCTATGATTGTATTTTCGTGTCCACTACTCCCTCCAGACGTTTGAATGTATTGCCCTGCTCTATAGCCAATACAAGTATTGTCATGACCTGTTGTATTTCTTTTTAATGCCTCCGTTCCTACTGCCGTGCAAGTAGCACCAGTTGTATTTAATACCAGAGCATCAAAACCAACAGCAACATTATTAGATGCGGTTGTGTTTTGGTTCATTGCACCCTTACCTACAGCAGTGTTAAAACTTCCAGTTGTGTTTGTTGTTAAAGTTGCTTTACCCACAACTACATTGTCAGATCCAGTTGAATTTGCTGCCATAGCATCCATACCAACGGAGACATTATTATTACCCGTTGTATTGGTTGCTAGACATGTATCTCCCATAGCCACATTATTCGCACCAGTGGTATTTGCTGTTAAAGATTGATAACCGACTGCAGTATTGGCATTAGCAGTTGTGTTTGCATCTAAAGCCTGAACACCCACTGCTGTATTTCTTGTTCCAGTTGTGTTTGCAAGTAAAGCTGATCTACCAAGTGCCGTATTGTTATTAGCTGTTGTATTTTGCTGTAACGAATCAGGGCCGATTGCAGTGTTATTCGTTCCAGTTGTGTTTGATGTTAAAGCATTTGTACCAACGGCAACATTATCGCTAGCTGTAGTATTAGCGTCTAAAGCAGAGTGACCAATCGCAACATTATATGCACCAGTTGTGTTTGCATTTAACGCACTTTTTCCAACAGACGTATTACCATCTGCGGTTGTATTATTTGCTAGACAATCTTTACCTATTGCTGTGTTATCTTGTCCTGTCGTATTAAGCTCTAAAGCATTTACACCAACCGCTACGTTTTGCAAACCAGTTGTATTTGTCAAAAGTGCATCTTTACCTACAGCAGTATTTGATGCTCCAGTTGTGTTTGCTGATAAAGATGATCTACCTACAGCAGTGTTGTTAATTGCGGTAGTATTAGCGTCTAATGCTCTTGCACCTACGGCTGTATTATATTGACCAGTTGTATTTGCTTCTAAAGCTAGATAACCTATACCTGCATTTTCATCTCCAGTTGTGTTTGAATATAACGCAGATTGTCCTACAGCTACATTATTTGGCCCAGTTGTGTTTGTTAATAAAGCAAACGCTCCTAAAGCAGTATTGTTATTTGCAGTTGTGCTATTTATTAAAGCCTGAGTACCTAATGCAGTGTTGTATTGTCCAGTTGTGTTTGCTCCTAACGCATTATTTCCACAGGCAGTATTTTGATCGCCAGTAGTATTGGCATCTAAAGCACTAAAGCCAATCGCTGTGCTGGCTGTTCCAGTTGTGTTATTTAATAAAGCACTTTTTCCAACAGCAGTATTATTATCGGCTGTAGTATTTTGCTGTAGTGCATTAACACCAACAGCAGTGTTAGAAGTACCTGTTGAATTTTGTCTCAATGCTTCACTACCTACTCCACAATTGATTCCAGTTGTGTTTGATGTCAACGCTCGATAACCTAAAGCTGTATTTTCACCTGCTGTAGTGTTAGCATCTAAAGCCTCTGAGCCTAATGCAGTATTTTTAGTTCCAGTTGTGTTTGATTCTAAGGCTTTAAATCCAATGCCTGTATTGTTACTTGCTGTGGTGTTTGTCTGTAAAGCTCTATCTCCCATAGCCACATTACTTGCACCAGTAGTATTTGCTCCTAAAGCATCAATACCTACGGCTGTGTTGTGATCTCCTGTGGTATTAGCGTCTAAACAACTAGCACCCACAGCAGTATTTTTTGTTCCAGTTGTGTTTTCTTTTAAAGTTCCAACACCCAAAGCTGTATTATTATCAGCAGTAGTGTTTTTACTCAAAGCGTTAAGACCTACAGCAGTATTTGAACCGCCAGTTGTATTCGCATCCATAGCGTTTACACCAACAACAGTATTTGAACCGCCAGTTGTATTTAACAACAGAGCTTGTCTACCTATTGCTGTATTTTCTGATCCAGAAGTATTAGCTGATAATGCACTTTTACCTATTGCAGTATTATTACCACCAGAAACAGAAGCATCTAAAGCACTTTCTCCAAGAACAGTGTTACCAGCAACAGAGTTTGCACCCTTACCAACAGTTACAGAATTTATTGTTGCATCAGCAGTTGAAGTTAAACCACCAGTAAGTGTTCTTAAATCAATCCAGCCATCATTTGCTGAATTACGCATTTTCAAAAGATTATTACTTGTATCAGCCCACAACATATATGCAGCAGTGGTACTGGGAGCAGAACCAGAACTGTTATTTGTTAATATCGCTTGGAGTACATTATTTAAATCAGTTCGGACATTAGCTCCAGTGGAGTTATCTATAACATAATCGTGAGTAGCCATTACCTAATCCAATTTTTTATTTAAGTATATCTTAATTCAATACTAACTACCACGCCCAAATCCCGTTGCAGCATATTTGAAATTTCTATTAACAAAACTGGAGCCATTCTTTATATCAATCGTAAATCCCGTTCCAGAAATGTTTGACAAAGCAAAGAAATCTCCTGATTGTGCATTTTCTATCGTAATTCCAATATTAGGCAGATAGGCAGAAGTAGACCCACCAAGCTCAGATGTTCCTGTAAAGAAAGCGTGTTGGAACGTAACTGCCTTACTTGACGTACCAGATGCTATTGCAGTATTTACAGTTTCAGTTCTGCTATCAAGTTCTGCTGTATAACCTAATTGATCTACTTCGATGGATTGTGCAGGGTCATCTGAATCCATTTCACATCTAAATCTAAATCCTCGACCAATAAATGTTCCGTTGGCAAGTGTGTTGAATTTAGTAAATCCTGCTCCGATATTACAGTTGCTACTTGATATTGTTGCACTGGATGATGCAGTGACAGTAAAAGTACTACTGCTTGGCACTGATTGAACTTCAAAGTATCCATCAGTTGCACCACCACTTGTAAAATCAATATCGACAAAAGTACCAATACTAAATCCATGACTAGATTTTGTTACTGTTATTGTCGTTCCAGATTGTGTATAAGTAGCTGAATCAGATGTAGCTGGATCACTGTCAGTTGTTGCCACCAATAGTTTTGCGTTGACATCAAATGCAGTAGCACCATCAAAGTCTGTCCAAGTATCAATATTTGCAGTTCTCTTATCAATTAGATCATTAGGATAAAAACCCTGCGTAACAAAATGACGTTTCAATCTAAGTGGCTGTTTACCACCTAAATCTAATTTTGAAGCAAAGTCATAATGACCACCTGTAATATCTACAGCACCTAAGAAGTCAAAGTCGGCAATAGCATCAAAATCAGTAACTCCATCTAATAAATCAAGCGATCCAAGAACAAGTCCGTTTACATCATCAGAAAAGAAACAATCAACTTTATCTCCAGCAAAAGGTGTTGCATCAGTATCTTCTCTATCTGCTAATACAAGTAACTTGGGTACAGGATCAGGAGTTGTTACAACAACAGAAGTTTCTCCAGAACTTAGTCTGCCACCATCATCTCTGAACTTAAGAATATACTCTCCATCTACTGCTGGTACTAATGTCTCAGATACGTTTCCTGGTAAAGCAGGAATAATATCAACAGAATTAGTAAATGTTCCCGTTCCATCTGTAAGATTACTATGCCTGACAACTACGTTTCCACCATGCGTAACATCAATATCTGTAGCTTTATCAAAACGTAGTCGTACAAACTGATCTGAAACTGGTTCGACAAGTAATCCTGTAACATCCTGTGGAACTGCTGTCTTACCAACAGCTTCAAAAGTTAAATTAGTAGAAGTTGCTGATAATTGATCTAAAACATTGTATGAAAATACTTGAATTGTATAAGTTCCTTTTCTACTGTTCATTATTTCAAAGTCAGGTCTTGATACCTTTTCACTTATAAAGTTTTCATCTTCAAACCTGTAATTAACCTGATACTGCACAACACCGACAATAGGTTGCCAACTAATAACAATTTTTGATACAGCCTGATTGTTGATAGGAAATATTCTTTCAACAGCATTTAAACCAGCAGGAGGTTCAGTAAGTGAATTTAATTTAGATACAGTTCTTGCTGTTAATGCTTCGCCATCTTCAATAAACGCATACTTGCCTTCAACATAAGACAATGCTGTAATTGAATAATTTATACCATCCTGCTCTTCTACTGTTATTACTCTGAATAATTGAGATTGAGTAGTGACGTTAGATATTAAAAAGTTTGCATTTACATTAGGTGTTTGAGAAAAAGCAGAACTTACAGTAATAGTTCCACCTGAGACAGATGAGATCGCCTTACTTTCAAATGATCCATCAGGTAAAATTACAGCTAATTTTGCATCTCCAACAGGATTACCACTAGCATCTACAGCTAAATCAGTAGCAGAAGTATCATCAACAGTAACAACAGTTGTAGAAGTCACAGCAGATAATCTTCCTCCTCTTCTTACTCCTGCTCTTACAGGATCTTGAATCTCAATAATCGCACCTGGTCTTACAACTATACCAGAATCAATAGAAGTAGAAAATCCGACAACTTCTGATTCATTTTGTTCTGCAAATAATATTGCTTTACCTAATCTTCTTGCTTGACCCCTTGAAGTACAAGCAAATGCTTTTACCTGTTTTACAACTGTTCCAATTTTAGATATTGCTGTTGCATCTTCTACAACTTCAAAGTCAACCTCCTGACTATCCATGTTGAAATATGAAACAGAGACAACACTATGCCTTGTTTTCAAACTACTGCCAGAGTAATTAAAACCTTCCTCAGTAACATTTGATAAATTAAATAAATAACTTGGATCTGTAGGTTTATCTTGTGTAATTGTTATTGTTCCAGCAGACCATATAGGCATACATCTCATCACACCTGATAAATCATTTATTAGTTCAAATGCTTCTTTAGGACTTTGAATATTAACATTACAACTAAATCTAGGTTCAAGTGCTCCAGCACCATCATCTACAAGAGTATTGGCAAACTTACTGGCATTTACAAAACTAAATAAATCAAGGGAACTATCTGTTATATGATCTCCAAATCCATACCTTGAAGTTGTAAGCAGATCAAGCAATACCATTGCAGGATCGGAACACCAAGTAGCTGCTCCCATAACTCCATTGAATATATATCCATCTGGATAATGTATGAAACCAAAACTACTGACAGTTCCAAGTCCTAATGCAGTTGCTTGAGCCTGATTCGTAACTACAGTAGGAGTACCAGAACTAGACGCACCTGCACCTGGAATCCTTACTTTTATTCCTCTAATCCTAAATTTACGAGCAGGAATAGAACTAAACTGCATTGAGTCTAGTCTTATCGAACTATATGCACTGTTTAAATATGTTGAAGCATCATCAATAATCTCTCCAAAACTTGTCCACTGAAAACTATCTCGTAAATTAGTGTCTGTGCTATCTGCCGTAACTCTACTAACTCTTATATCAACAGGAAACGATCCAGTGATGTCTACACGATAATCTTTTTGATACGCATCTCCACTTCTACCTCTAATCGTGTCAGTAATAACATCAGTAAAACCACCAGAATTATATTGAACAGCTATTTTTAATTGAACAGATGAACCTAACAAATCTCCAGCATCAGTAGCTTTTTGTAATTGTGGAAATGTAACAGATACTCTTACAGCATCAACATTTGTATTTGTTATTTGACGAGTAACAGGAGTGCTTGCAGTAACTTCTACACCAACACTTGTTGTTGAAACGCTACTTTCAATCCCAGGAATTTTTGTTTGATCTCCAGTGCCAAAACGAGGTGTAAATTTGACATCTTGAAAATTAAAATCTGTAGTTTGTGGATCAGTAGAATCTGCTGAAGCTCTTAATACTGGAGTATCATTAAGAAAAACATCTTTTAATGCAGCATTATTATATGCAGTTGTACCTTTTGTTCTACCTTCTTTTGACGCTGTTGCAAAACCCTCTATCTCTCCTTCTGAAACAAGATCAAGAAAGGTAGCAAATTGTCTACTGTGAAGAGTGTCAGGCTCTCTCGTTGGTTGCGGTGGGGGAGGAGGACTTGGTGGACCGCCAGAACCAATAATATTTTTTGGTGCGTCTGTCATGCCTGTACCTGTTCAGTATCAATACCACCACTTATTACAACACTACCAGTAAATATCTCTCCGTAAACTAAAGGAACAGGAGTTCCTGCTCTTCCTGTCTGTTGTGTTCCACCAAAACTAAATGATAGTCTCGGATCTTCTTCTGATTCAAATTTAGGAGGTTTAGGCAAAGGAAATAATAATTCAGATACACCCATCAATGCTAAAGAAGCACCAACATAAACCATACTTTTTGCTATAAATCCACCACCTAATCCTGCCTTTAATGAAAAAGTAGCAGGACCACCAGGTATGCTTGCAGGAAGGAAAAAAGCACCTGCAATAAGAGCAGCACCTAATAATATTTTACCAAAACCCCTACCAGCACCACTAATAACAGGAATAAAATGTATATCTTCCTGTCCGATAGGATAAGATAATTCTGATTCATCAATTGCATAATTACCAACTTTTACCTGATAATGTTTTGGATTCATATATTTTTCTACACCTTCAAAATTATTTATTAGAAAACTAACAGCATGACGTAGAGTATCTGCTTTTACTTCAAATTCTTTATGTCCTACAAACTTAGCAAGTTCTCCATATAATTTTATTTTACGAAGCATAGCGATACCTCTTTCCTGTACATTTTAACAACCACGGAGAATATGGTTCTCTACAAGATAGTCTATCGGTTAAATGATGTAATACCTCATCTCCAAGAAAAATAGCTACATGATTTAAAGTTGAATCTAAAATACTCATCAATAAAACATCTCCAGTTTGTAATTTTTCATCTGGTCTTAATTCTCTAAATCCTGTTCGCCAAGCATAACTTTCAAATAAAGGATCTTTCATAAACTTTTCTGGAGTGATTGGTCTTTCATAATCTTTCAACTCTATTCCTTTTTCTTGTTTGTAATAATCTCTTACCAGACTCCAACAATCTGTAATACCCCATACCCATTGCCTACCAAGTAAAGGTGCTTCATATCCTTGTGGCTCATAATATCCCCACTTTTTTGTCTTAGGATTGACAATGTGCCATGGAAGTCCACTTTGTTCACAGGCAACCTTATCTGCCTGACTAGCTTCTGGAGGTGTTGTCGGATGACTATGAACAACAGCAGTGACTTCTCCTACATTCGTAGCTTTTACATAATCTTCTGGGTCAAGAATAAAACATTGATGTGCTGTCATAGAAAGATTACGACAAGGATAATATCTTTCTTTTCCTCGAATATTTAACAAAAGGCCAACAGATTCTTTTGGATCTTCTGTTTCGGCATGATTAAGTGCAGCGTCTTTCCAATTCATGTTGCAATCGTACCAATAGAAGGAAACTCGGCTCTAGTGCATTGTCTATTAGGAGCACGAATACCAGCAAGATCAAATACAGAAGCTAATTCAAATTGTACAGCTTCTCTATTTTCTGCTGATTTTCTATCTATCTTATATATTTCCTGCGGAAACTCTGCTGTGCTATCTGGTGTTCCATAAGGATTTATATCTCCAGGAAAATTAACGGCATCTAAAAATCTTGCAAGAGTTCTTATACGAGTGACAGTTGCACCAGTAAGATCATTACCAGCAGTTGTTGTATTTACATTAAGTAAAATAGCTGTGATAGTTCCTAGTGCATTGCTGACAGTTAATGTAGGTCTAGGTAACTGTCCTTTTCTAAAAGCAAAACCTTCTGCTTTTATTGGAAATCTTTGATAACTATTACCAGCCCAGACTATCTCTCCATTCTCTTTAAGACTACTACCTGCATGAAACCTGTAAATAGTAGTAGCACCATGCAAACTACTATCAAGTTGTAAGGTAAAAAGTTCAATTATTGCTGATGGATTTGTATTTTGAAGATTGCTAACAATAGCAGAACTGCTCATGGTTCAAACACCTCTCTAAATGTTGCTTGAATTGTTGCTCTATTGTTATATGGTATAGATTTTGTCCAGTTTTCGCAAACATATTGACCAGCACCAGATAAAGTAATCGAAACATTCCCACTATTAGTAGCACTGGCAGCAGCAGTAACAGTAAATACGTTGGAATCAGTAACCGAAGCGACAAGAAAAGTACCATCAGTTGCAGATCCAGTTGTGTAATCAATAGTAAGTTCATCTCCCACAGCTACACCATGACTTGTGATTGTAATCGTTACTGTAGTGCCTGATTGAGAGTAAGTTCCTGTCTTTGTAAATCCTTCTCCTGGTGGAGTAAAAGTAAAGCTAGCACTATCATTGGCACGACTATTAAGGAAGCCTTCTATCGTATCTGCATCTGTTTCGGATACGTTGAAAGTAAAATTATATATTTTTGGATTTTGATGAGCAGCAAGTCCAAATAATATTCTGTGCTCATATCCATCAGCAAAACGAACTGTTCTAGTTAGTGGTGCGGATCTTTTCTGTTGTCCGTATGTTGGTGTAATTGATGGGAAAGTAGCCATTATGCAAGTAAACCTCCAGGTCTTTTCTGTTTAATTAATTCTGTCTCTATAGCTGCTGATAATGCAATACCTAATGCTCTACCTTCATCTTCATCTCCTTCTACATTAGAACCAGAAGCATCTACATTTACTACGATATTCATACCACCTCCACCAATACCAGCCAAATCATGGTTTGGAATAATATTTCCTGATTGATTAGGAACAAATAATTCTGGTCCACGTTCTCCAACAATATAAGGTTTTCTCATTCCAACAGGACCACCATTAGCTGCAAATGCTGTTGCACTTCCAAATCCTTGCACGTCATTTCCCATCTCAAACGGAGCAAAAGTAAATAAATTTAAAAAACTCCTTCCGATTTGAGCAGCAATCATTTGAGCAGCCATATCAAGAAATGCATCTGCAATTCTATTAAACATATTTCTAAACGCATCACTTACAGACATTGTACCTTTAACAATTCCTTTAAATGATTGTTCAAATGATGAACCTAATGCTCTACTTAGTGTAACTACTGCTGTTCCAGCACTATTTAATTCAATTAATTTTTTATCAAGAATTTCAATTTCATTATTAACAACAGTTAATGAATCAGCTAAAGCAGTTGTTTCTGCAATAATTTTTTTGAATGTTTCTATTTGTTGTTCATTAGCATCTTCTCCTGTAAGTTCTTTAAATTCTTTTAGTTTTTGTTTTAATAATTCTGTATTTCTAATTCTTTGACGATCTAAGAAACCTTTTGTTTGATTTAATTTTATATTTTTTTCTTCTTCTTTATTTAATACTTCCATTGCAAGACGAGCACTCATCATTGAATTGCTAAGTTCTAATAAATCTTTTGCATCTGCTTTTACATCTTGCACATCATCAACACCAAAAATTTTTGACAATCTTAACTGAGCACCAAGATTACCTTCTAATTGTTCAAAAGTACTTAAAAAATTTGCTATATCTTTTGGATTCATACCTGTTCTTTTTCCAACAGGACTAAAATCTAACTGACTAAATCCATCATTCTTTATAACATCCTGTAATCTCCTACCTTCTGATCCTGGCAATATTGCAGCTAAAGCTCTTGTAATACCTAGTCTTTCATTTATATCTGCTAATACACCTAAAAACTGCATACCTATTTTCGCAATATTAGATGATATTTCTGTAGTATCATCTCCAAACTGTTTGAGATTTCTAGTTGTATCTTCTCCTAATATTATTGTTGTTTGCCTCACTGCCTCATCAAAAGCAGCCTGTTTACCTCTAGCTTTTTCTAATAACTCTATATTTCTACCAATAACTGTATTACTTTCACCTAAAGTCTCAACAATCTTAGTTGTGTCTTGATTAAACTTTCCAAATGCTTGACCTAACTCACTAACTTTTCCAATAGTTGTATCAATCAAAGATCCAACTTGTGTACCTACTAAAGACAGAGCAAAACCAAACTGACCACCAAGTAATCCACCACCTGCACCACCTAAAGCACCACCTATAGCTGCTCCTCCACCTTGTCCAAATAACAAAGGAAAAGCTCCACCAATTAATGCACTTGATCCAACTTGACCTCTTATCCTTTGATCAGCATTTGTTCTACCTCTTCTAAATCCTCTTATACGACCACCTAAACTATTTCTCAATCTTTCTGCTTCATCAACTCTTCTTCTTCTTAATAATGGATCTCTTCTTTGTCTAGCTGGTGTATCTGATCTCATTAAATCACGTTGTTTTTTCAACTCCAAATTCATTTCTTTTATTCTTGCAGTTACTTCCTTAAAATCTTTTTCTGTAAAATCTAGATCCTTTCTAACCATCGTCAAAGTATCTAAATATCTTTCAATAGCATTAACAGTATTAGCAGGAGTAAAGTTTAATAATGTACCCAAGTTTGTATTACTAAAACCAGCAACTCCAGGAACATTCCCAGAACTCATTGCACCAAATGTAGAAGCTGTTATTTTTGCACTTTCATTAAATCTTTGTAGAGACTTTACTTGTGCAGAGAAATTAAATTTTGTAAAACCCTGAGTAAATAATTGAAACTTTTCACTTGTAATGCCAGTAGAAGCAGCAACATCTTTCATCCTTGTTGCTAATTCTCTTGTTGATACAATACCTTTTCTATTTGCTCCATCGAAATTTAGAGCACCTCTAGTATATTCTTCAAATGTTTTTGCAGCTTCTTTAGTTGCTTTTGCTAACTCTTTTCTTTTTGCAATCGCATCCGCAGAAAACGGACCACCTGTTTTACTAAATCTGCCATCAGCACCTCTACCACCTTTAGTCTTTTTTTCTAATTCAGTTAATTGCTTATTCAAAGAAGCAACTTTACGATCAGCAGAAGTTAATTCTTTTTGTAATTTTTTTAATTGTTCGTCTTTA